AATGCTGAGGCAACAATTACTGGCAAAATTCTCTATCTAGATACACAGACTCTTTATTACTATCAAGATGTTGAAACAGGATTTGAAAGACCTCAAGCGTCTAACGGCTCTTTCGTTGCTGGAATGGATTTGACCAATGAGCAAGGTGGCACAGCAACAATTACAGGTGTTGTTAATCCCGATGTTGACGCATATTCAGGTGAAATTTTATACATAAATACACTTGAAGATGGAGTCACTCGGGAAGCAGATCAAACCGAAGACATTAGAATAGTTATTCAATTAGGATAAAAAATGGCTACAGAATTTACATCCAATACGCTATCTGGTATTTACTCAGATGATTTTAATGAGGATAACAATTTTCATCAAATCCTCTTTAACAATGGTCGCGCTCTTCAAGCGCGGGAGCTAACACAGCTTCAATCAATCATCTTTCAAGAATTAGCCAGATTTGGTAAGAACGTCTTTAAAGAAGGCGCTGTAGTCAATACAGGCGGTATGGCTGTTAATGCCAACATTGACTATATTAAAGTCTCGGCTGTAAATGCTGGCGGTGCATTCGCAGACATTCCTATTGGCACTGTTTTTAAGAACACAAGCACCGGCTTAGAAGCAAAAGTACTAGATGTAAAACCCAGAAATGTTGACGATGGATTTGTTCTTGATACGCTTTATGTACAGTATGTAAATTCTGGTGGCACTACAAATTCACAATTTGGTGATGGTGATGTGCTGTTCGATCAGTCTGGTGGTGGCTATCAGATCACTACCGAAATTCCTAATGCTACGGGTAAAGGAGTCAGGTTCACTATAGGTGAGGGCGATTTCTTTGTTCTTGGTCACTTTGTTCACACTGTTGAACAATCGATCATTCTGTCTCCTTATACACAATCAGCAACAACGACGATTGGTTTTAAAGTTATTCAAGATGTTGTTACTGTCAATGATGATGTCAATTTATTCGACAATGCAAATGGTATTGTCAATACGGCATCTCCTGGTGCAGATCGTTTAAGAATTAGACTACAACTTACTGAACTGAGTAAGATAACCGAGAACGACACCTTCGTATTCGTCTGCAACATTGAGAATTCAAAAATCGTTGAGCAAGTCAAAGAGATTGACGCTTACAACACTGTCAACGATTTGATTGCACAAAGAACGTTTGAAGAGTCTGGTAACTATGTAGTTGAACCATTCGTTGCAAGTGTTGATGAAGGTACTTTCGTGTATCTTGATTCTAGTTTTGATTTAATTTTATCATCTGGAATGGCATATGTCAACGGTTATCGTGTTGAAAAAATTGCACCAACTCGCTTAAAAGTACCTAAGCCTAAGACAACTGAAACAGTAGAAAACGATGTTATTCCTGTTACCTATGGTAACTATCTACTTGCAGACAGTCAGCGTGGTTTGATGGGTGGTCAATTTCACGATAATGTATATGAGTTTTATGATGACTTTGCTGGTCCTGCTTCAGGCACTTCACTAGGTTCTGCAAGAATTAGACAGGTGGAGAAAGCCGACGGTAACTATCGAGTTTATGTCTATGACGTACGGATCGATTCGGACAAGTCGTTAAGAGATGCCAAAGTACTTGCGAATACTACATCTGACAAATGGAGCTTAAAGCTTGAAGATAATGGTGCACACTTATATGCATCAACTCAAGATAACAATCTTTTGTTCCCGCTGTCCCGTCCTCGTCCTGAGTCTTTTTCTGATATTGTATTGACGAAACAAAGACTGCAAGAATTTATTGTAGCCGATGGTAGTGGTGTTCTTACATTAAACACTCTGCCTGTAGGACAATCATATGTCGATACAACTCTATGGATCGTTGCTGACTCTGCGGCTATTTCACACACCGTATTAACACCTACGAACAGTGGTCGAGATGTGCAAATTTCGGGCGCAATTCCAGGCGATACTTACTCTGTTCTGTGCTATGTTCAAAAGACAGGCACACGAAAAGCTAAGACTGACACTTTCGTCAATGGCGGAAAACTTACAGTAGCATACGATTCAGCGGCTAGACAATACTACTATCAATTTCCATACGTCGATGTGCATGAAGTAAGGAACGTTAATGTAACCAACATCGATGGACGCGATATGTCAGGCGATGTCCGTTTAGATTGTGGTATACGTGATAATTACTATGCAAAGAGTAGACTGATTCTGAATGGTGATTACGATAGTGTTCCCACAACATTGCACGTCGATTACTCTTACTATGCACGTGGTGGCGGTGGTGATTTTTATGACGCTACTTCTTATCCAGATAACATAATATTTGCTAATAATATTGGTGGTGTCGTAGATCAAATTCAGCAAGACGGTACTGTAATTAATATTGCTAACTATCTCGACTTTAGACCCGACGAAACGTCTGGTGCTTTTAGTGCTTTTGAACTTCCTAGAAATGGGAGCAACATTACAGCGGATGTTAGTTATTGGTTACCAAGAGCAGATAAAGTTATTCTGACTCAAGAGGGTGAAGTTCAAGTTCTGATGGGTCAACCAGCAGGCAATCCACAGTACAAGCCAACTCCAGACAATACGCTTGAACTTGCCAAAATCTTAATAAACGGCAATATGCATGCCTTTGATGACTTGCGTATTACACCTGTCGAGCATCGACGCTATACGATGGCTGACATTGCAAAACTTGAGGCAAAGGTCGATGAGTTACAAGAATACACCGATCTGAGTCTTTTAGAACTTGAGCAAAAATTGTTTGCGGCACTTGACAGTGTTGGTAATGCAAGAGCCGAGTGTTGCAATCTCTGTGATGATCACTCGGATCAGACGGGTGCGGATACGAACAATCCCGATTACTCTGCATCTCTGGATCCAGAAAACAAATTGATTCGTCCTACATTTGATGAGAACAACATTCGACTTATTATCGACACTTCACTTTCTTCGGGAATTGTTAAGAAGGGCGATAATGTCTATCTGACACATGACTCAGAAGCTTGGGCAACTCAGGATCTTGCTTCTACTACTGTTAAAGTTAATCCATTTGGATTGGTTGATAACGTAGGCACACTGAAGCTATCTCCCACTTCTGACGAGTGGAAAGATCCAGCACGTGCTGATCGTGCTGTGCCTGGTCAAGGTCGTCTTGATCGTAGACAAGCATATCTATGGAACAACTGGACTTGGAACTGGGCAGGTCGTTCTGCTGAAGACCTCGAATATTGGAATCCTTACTTTGATAACTCGATTATTGGGATTCGTCGAAGAAGGCTCGTTGAGCTAAGAGAGCGTTATTATTCTGGTCGAAATCAGGTCTCTCGATTCAGTGGTCGATTTGTGTCACGAGTTGTGCCTTCTGACACTCTACGTCAAGCAGTTGGCAATCGTGTTATCGATGTTGCATTAATTCCCTGGATGCGCTCTAGAAAGATTTATTTCCACGCTAAGGGATTGAAGCCAAACACTAGACATTATCCTTTCTTTGATGGGAAAGAAGTTTCTGAATGGTGTCGTGAAGAGCCTGCATTCTTGATGTGGTCTGATCGTGATGATCAAACTGATCCACAAACTAGTTATTGGACAGACGAACATCCTGATGGACAATCGCAGTTGATTTCTGACGCGAACGGTGAAATCATTGGTTCTTTCTGGATTCCAAACCCCGCAATAGAATGGAACGTCAGAGCGACAGATCGAGAAACACAGTATAAATCACCAAATTTTTATTTTAGAGCAGGCATTCGCGAATTCAAATTACTAGACACCAGTGTTAATGATTGGGGTCGAGCAGATAGTAAGTGCTTTGCATACTATGCGGCTGTTGGTGCAATCTGGCATCACTGGAATAATTTGATTACGACTAGACCTTGGGGTTACTGGTGGCCATTGTCGTACTGGGTTCACTGGGCTCAGATTTACAGTCCAAAAGAACTCAGAAATACACTCGATCAAATACGATCATCGGCTATAAATCTTGTTGATCCTAAATTGTCAGGTCTCTATGGTCCTGCGCAAGCTGGACTATCAGCGGCAGCTCTTACTGGCCTTGATGCAAATGGTCAAATGTCGCAGATTCTTTCTGACTACATTGACGTTGATGCAAATCAGTTTGCAGAAGGATCACCAGCTACTACTATTACAGCGCCACAGAATCCTATGGCACAAACATTTTTCGTTGACAATCAGTTTGGCGTTACACTGACAAGTCTGCAACTGTACTTCAAAGCAAAAGATGACACGCTTCCTGTTCAGATTCATTTGCGTCCTGTTATTAACGGTAAGCCTGCACACAACGAAATTGTTCCTGATTCTCAAGTTGTTTTGAAATCGAGTCAGGTTAGAGTTGTTGGTGAAGATCCTACGTTGGCTGTTATTCAAGAGCGTCCCACAACGTTTACGTTCGATGAGCCAGTCTATCTGAAGCCTTGGACATCGTACGCAATTGTTGTGACTTCACAGTCGACCGACTATGAACTGTTTAGTTCTAGAACATTGCTACCCGTATTCGGTTCAACTTCGCGAATCACATCGACGCAGAATGCTCCCGGAGCATTGTATCTGCCTCAGAACGGTCTTTCTTGGATCGAAGCAAAGGATCAGGATCTGATGTATGTTTTGAATCGTGCGAAGTTTGATCTTGGTGGTGGTAGTTTGATTCTGAAAAATGCACCGTTACCTCCAAAACTTCTTGGTCAAGCTGATCCGACAAAACAATCGCCGAAGCCAAATATTGAAACATTTGCAGGAACGAGAAAAATCTACGTGCATCACGCTAATCATGGTTTAGAACCAGGCGATCTTTGTAGACTCGACAGTGTTGCTAGTCTTGACTTTGGCGTAAGCGGCTATGCAGGTAGCATTGAAGGTTCTGGTGTATTCACTAATTCAAGTTCAATCGTATCGTACATCGAAGGAGCACACACAGTGGACTCTGTTGATGTGAATGGTTACTCATTCACTTATGATGTCTTACATCCAGTAGAAACATCATCAGGTCTCGGTAGTAGTCATAAAACATTATCCAGACGCAACGCTATCTTTAGCACCGCGATGCCTACAATCGAAACTGTAGTTCCGAACTTTACATCAATCGATGCTGGAGCTAAGTGGTCAGAAGGCAAGATGTTGTCGAGTACTAGAATCAATGCGGCTGGACGATGGAGCCAAGATGCGGATTACTCTAGAGTCACATTGATGCAAAACATCGACTTCGACACTCCAAAGGCTATTTACAATCTAGCGGCTGAGGAAGCGAATTTCGGTGCTGGAGTCAGATCAGTATACTTCAAGCTTGATTTGAAAACATCGAATGATTATGTTTCACCTATCGTCGATATGCAGAGAGCATCTTTGACGCTTGCTGGATTCAAGCTTGACAATCCAACCGTAACACCAGGAATTATCTCAGTCGATGAGACAAATCCGACTTCAGGAACAACGGGTTCGAAGCACATTACAACACCTGTATTCCTCGAACAAGATGCTGTAGGCATTGATGTCAGAGCGTTAGTAAATATTCCTAATGATGCTGATATCTTGTGTTACTACAGAACTGCTGGTGCAGACGAAAATATACAAGATAAGTATTGGATATATCAGGAGAAAGTTGATAATATCCCATACGACAATTCTCAAGTATATCGAGATGCACAATGGTTGCCTGGTGGTCTAGGTGGTACTCTGAAGCCATTTAATCAAGCACAGTTTAAGTTTGTGTTTGTGGGTGGCGATAGAGCACCCTCTATTAAGAACCTGAGATACAGATATCTGGCAGTGTAATGAGCAGATATGTACCTGTGAAGGGGCACTCTGGCTTAGTTCGTGACACATATTCCAACGCATTGATTAACACCAATGCTCAGGAGATCGAACAAGCCAGAGAGCGTAAACGCCTCCGTCAACTTGAAAAAGCCCAAAAACAATCACTTGAACAAAAGGTAGAGACTATCGAAAAGGATCTGGATGAAATAAAAAGTATGTTGAAAGACTTGATCCACAATTCTTATAAATAAAGAATAATTGTTTTTGTGCTGTCGGAAAATTAATGTCTTATCGTCCTCTCAAACACTTAAATGAAGGTGCGTTCAAAGAGCTACTGACTTCTGAAGAAGACTATCTGGCTTATCGAGCGGGTGTTCATTTAAGTAAAATGACAACAAGTGATTTGTCTGCGCTTTCTACTAACGCGGCAGGCGAACTTGTTGGTACGTTTGAAGACACTTTTTATACCTCTGGTCTAGGTCCCATTCCTGGCTCGACAATTACTCGCACAATTGCGATTACTCATGCATCTGATCCTGCTGGATCAACGCACACTTCTACGTTTGGTGCTTTCACGCCTTTACCCACTGTTGTTTATGTGGGAGACACAATTGAACTAACAATTCAAGGCACAGCGACAAACACAGGCATTGGATTTGAAGAGATTGAATATCAGTTAGGTATTTCTGGTAGCGCGGCTATAGGAACTATTACTACGACTCCTTCGCCAGCGGCAACGAGTACGAGTGCAAACGGTCGAGAAGTATCGTGGGAAAATTATCCTGACGGCAATCTTAGCGGTTCTTATCAAGTCACGTGGTCTATTCCGATTACCGATGATGGCGTAATCAACTTCACACTCAACGGTACTACTACTGATTTTCAAAACAGTGTTGTAAGTTCTACCGATGCTGAAGTGCTACCTTCTGTTCGTGTAGAGCCACAGTTGAAGCCAACTACTTCGGCTACACTGTATGAATTATATCAGAACGATGCGAATGTAGCAACCATCGACAACGACAATGCTCTAAAAAGAAATCCACTCTATTGGGATCGAACTGCAACGCCTGCTGGCTTGAAAGAAATGAGCGATGCAGAACTCGATATTGTAGTTCAAAGACTTCTTTTAAAAATCTTTGCAAACGATCTTCCCGGTCAGTATCGCCTTGCTACAGTATCTCCGGGCGCACAGTGGTCAGAGTTTATCGCAGATGTATTTGAAGACACTCGTGGTGACGGTTCACTTGTTACTTATTCTATCTGGGTCAAAACAACCGCAACAGTTCCGACAGTAGTTAAACCTATTTCGCCTTTACGTCAACCGTTGACTAACAAGTTTCAAGGTATAAAGGATCTTAATGATTTAGAACTTGAAATGACTTTCGGCGAACGAATGAAGCAGGTTATTCAAGACACTGGCATTGGTAAGTATCAACTTCGATCTTCTGCTGACGGACCACCTACAGATCCAGGTACGTGGGAAGCACGTGGTAGTGCAATCGATACAAACCTAACTTACGAATCTGAAACGGCTTATATTTCAACCGATTCGTATGATATTAACTACGCTTCGCAGTATCAAGGTTCATATGTTCCTGATTACATAGGCGAGTACATTGACACATACGAATCCAACTATCTTGGTGAATACGGCGCTACTTATACATCATCTTATACTGGCAATTACGAGGCTACGTACATCGGTACGTTTAGTGGTGATTACGCGCAGAGTTATATAGGCGATTATCTTCTTGAGTACGCTCAATCTTATGAGAGTGGTTATGAAGGTGAATATGTTCCCAATTATTCGGGTCTTACTGTTGAAGAGCAGTACACGACCATTTACGAAGCTGAGGACGCGATTGAATTTTATGCGTCAGCATACGCAGAACTTTATGGTGATCTTCCTGTAATTTATACGGGCAACTATGTTACTCAGTACGTCGAGGAAGTTTATACAGGTAACTTTACGGAACTGTATGTCGGCGATTACGTCATAGACTATAGTGGTAACTTTACAGAAAATTACATCGATGATGTCTATACAGGTAACTATATTGACGTATACACTGGCGACTACACAGAAAATTATGAAGGCAACTTTACCGTTAACTATATTCAAACTGAATATGCCGGTAACTTTACACAGCCGTACACTGGTGATTTTACAGCCGCATACTCTACGTCTTATGCAGTTACTTACGCACAAGAAAACTATACTGGTAACTATCAATCAGATTATGCTTCTGAATATCAAGTGCCTTACACAGGCGACTTCTTAGCCACTTATATTCAGTTGATTTACGGTGGTAATTTCATCGAACAATACAGCGGTGACTTTACTGCAACTTATGCGGGCAACTTTACCGAAACTTATACTCAAGCCCAATATACTGGTAACTACTTGTCACAGTACGCTGGCAACTATCAGTCTGATTATTCTGGCGATTATATTGGAACTTATGAGCAACAGACTTACACGGGTAACTATATTTCTGATTACACGGGTAACTATCAGTCTCAGTATTCTGGTGACTTTACTGCCACTTATGCTCAAGCACAATACACAGGTGACTTCATTGTAAGTTACTCTGGTGACTTTATTGCTACATTCCAAGGACAGTATGAAGGCAATTATCAGTCTCAATACACTGGTAACTTCTTACAGGACTATACTGGTAACTTTATTCAAGGTTTTGAAGGACAATATCAAGGTAACTATCAAGTCAACTATGACGGTAATTACATTTCGGACTATGTTACTGCTAGTTACACAGGCGACTTCTTGGCTGTTTATTCGGGCAACTTTGTAGAAACGTTCGAAGGTCAGTACACTGGTAACTATCTTTCGACGTATGCTGGCAACTATACTTCAGATTACGTCGGCGATTTTGTTCAGACATTCCAAGGGCAATATGTCACTGTTTACGAAGAGCCGTATACCGGTAACTTTGTAAACACATTTATTTCTGCTGACTATACAGGCGATTACATCTCGCAATACGAGAGTAATTTCTTGCAAGCGTATTCTGGTAATTACGTCTCACTTTATGTGCAAGCCAACTATACTGGCAACTTCGCGGCTCAATATACTGGCGACTTTACCGCAAACTATCAAGGCGATTTTCTAACTACATTCGTTGATGCGAACTACACTGGTAACTATGCTTCGGATTATGTTCGTGCGTCTTATACCGGTAACTTCCTAGCCACATATTCTGGCGATTTTCTTGCCTCTTATACCGGTGACTTTGTTACAACGTTCGTTGATGCGAACTATACTGGTAACTATGTTAGTCAATATTTGGGGACTCGGAATGTAACTTATTCGGGTAACTACATTTCGAATTACGCACAGGCGAACTATACGGGTAACTTCCTTGCAACATTCGTTGATGCAAACTACACAGGCAACTTCCTAGTAACTTATGCTGGCGACTTTACTGCTACATTCCAAGGGCAGTATCAAGGTGACTATGAGTCGGGCTATGCTGGCTCATTCGTCGCTCGATATACTGGTGACTTCTTAGGAACATTCCAGGGTCAATATGTTGGTGATTTCTTAGCCAACTATGATGGCAACTTTATTGCAAATTACGCTGGCGACTTCCTTGCTACGTTCCAAGGGCAGTATGTTGGTGACTATGTTGGTCAGTATACAAGACAAATCAACGTAGGCTATACAGGAAGCTTTCTGGCGACATTCCAGGGACAGTACACAGGTTCGTTTTCTCAAACTTATGTAGGGACTTACACAGGCACATATGTCGGTAACTACACTGGTACATATGTCGGAAACTATGCTGGTGCTTATGTATCGGCGGCAGCCACTTATCAAGGTGGCTACGCCGGTGCTGCCGCTTGGACATCGTACTTCTTCAGTCTTAGTTCTCCTCGTTATTACTGGTATACGACACAAGCAAGATTTGCTTTTCCCGTAAACCGTTGGTTTTATTGGAATAATTCATTTCAATCATTGGCGAGCATTGCCAATGACGGATTAGTTCCCTTTTTTAGTCGCGGTTTTGAATATGAAGCGGGTACCATACAATATCAGACAGGATCGTCTTTAAGCACTCTCCGCAACTATTACAATATCAGACGCCGGTCAATTTTTGGTGGCTCAACATACACTGGCGGATATACCGGCGGTGGCGGCACTTATACAGGAACATATGTTGGTTCGATTCAGCAAACCTATACTGGCTCGATTCAACAGTCGTACGATGGTAATTATATTGGCTCTGTTAACATAACATTCGTTGACGCAAACTATACTGGTGACTATCTTGGTCAGTATATACGAGCAATTAATCAAAGTTACACAAGTGTGTTCCAACAAACATTCGTTGATGCAAACTACACTGGTAACTTTATTGTTAATTATTCAGGCGATTATGTTTCTCGTTATACGGGCAACTTCCTTGCAACGTTCGTTGATGCAAACTACTCTGGTAACTTCTTAGCGACATATACCGGCAACTATACTGGTGTATATGTTGGTAGCTTCCTTGCAACGTTTGTTGATGCAAACTATGTGGGTAACTATGTTTCGAACTATACCGGTGACTTCTTAGGAACGTTCCAGGGTCAGTACGTTGGTGATTTCTTAGCAACATTCCAAGGTCAGTATCAAGGCGATTTTATTGCGAACTACGTTGCAACGTTCGAACAAAATTACACTGGTGACTTCCTTGCTACGTTCCAAGGCCAGTATCTGGGTAACTTTGTAACGCCTTATACTGGCAACTATATTTCAAATTATGCTGGCGACTTTACGGCGGCGTATACTGGAAACTATGTTGGCGATTTCTTAGCCACGTTCCAGGGACAATATCTGGGTAACTTTACTGTACAATATACCGGTAATTATCTGAGTCAATATACTTCTGATTTCTTAGCCACGTTCCAGGGACAGTATGTCGGTGATTACATTTCGAACTATAATGCAGACTTCAATACTCAGTATCAGTCAAACTTTACGGCAACGTTCCAGGGTCAGTACATTGGTGATTTCTTAGCAACATACACTGGCACTTATGACACAATATATGTTCAAGCCGACTACACTGGTAACTTCGTCACAACATACAGTGGTGATTATATCTCTGATTACACCGGTGACTTTACTGCCAACTTCGTTTCACAGCAATACACTGGTGATTATATCTCTGATTACACTGGTAACTTTGCAGTAACGTATACTGGTAATTATCTCGGCGATTACGTTTCGCGATACACTGGCGACTACGTTGGAAATTACGCCGATCAAGTGTACGGTGGTGACTTTACTCAAGTCTATACTGGCGACTTTACGAATAACTACGTTGGCGATTATATTTCTACATACGCTCAAGCAGATTATTCTGGTAACTACGTATCAAATTATCAGGGTAACTTCACGGCGCAGTTCGAAGGTCAATACGTAGGCAACTTCTTAGAAGATTATACGGGCGACTTTACAGCTATTTACTCTGGTGACTTCCTTCAAGGATTTGCTGGTCAATACGAAGGTAATTATATTACTCCGTATACCGGTGATTATATTTCAGCCTATACTGGTGATTTTCTTGCAACGTTTGAAGGTCAATATGTTGGCGATTTCATCGTACAATACACTGGTAACTTCATCGAAACTTATGAAGCAGACTTCGTACAAGATTTTGAAGGTCAGTATACTGGTAACTATCAGTCTGACTATACTGGCGATTATGTCGCAATTTATACTGGTGACTTCTTACAGATTTTCCAAGGGCAATATGTCGGCGATTACGTAAAAGCATATATCGGCAATTATCAGTCAGCCTATACGGGCGATTTCGTATCGATATTTGAAGGTCAGTACACCGGTGATTATCTGTCTGATTACACTGGTAACTATCAAGCAAATTATTCAGGCGACTATCTGTCTAACTTCGAAGGTCAGTACACTGGTGACTTTATCGTAACATACACAGGCAATTACGAAGTAGACTACACGGGCGACTTTGTTGAATCATACACCCAAGATTATGAGCAAGACTACATAGAAGATTATGTTGCTCAAGAAGCATACGTAACGGCTTATGCTGGAAACTACACTCCAACATACGAAACAGTTTATACTGGTGATTATACTCCTGATTACGAAGGTCCATCGGGCGACTATTTAGGAACCTATCTTTCGAATTACACTGAAGAGTTGTATGCGCAAGAGTTTACGGTTGACTACATATCATTAGACTATACGAGAAATCGCGAAGAAAGTTACACTGGTGATTCTTATATAGAAACGTACACAACTGATTTCGAATCAAGTACTGATTACGCCACTTATTTGGGCGGTGATGATAATGAAGAATATGTAGGAACATTTGAGGGCGCGGGAGATGCAGAAGTTTATGGTGGTTCTCCTTATGAAGGATCTAGTTACGTATCTGATTACAATCGAGTAGTTACCATCGCAGAAGCATATTTGGATGACGCTAAATTAACATCAACACCAGTAACAATTGAGACATTTACATTATACGTACGTGTTGCTTAAAATATGGAGTAAATTATGGCAAAGTATGAGTACTTAGATAATGCATTTTGGGAAGCAGAAGATCGCTCAATCGTAAAATGCATTAGGCTAACTACGCTTGAAGGTCAAGAAGGCAAGAAGAAAAAAGACGTTATGGAGTTTCGCAAGATTCGTCCTGATGGCTCTGAATGCCCTCACTATAAAGAAGTGGTAACAAAAGTAGGCATTCCAAAGATTGATGAGAATACTGCTGAACGTAAAGAAAGAAAAGAGCGTGAAGTAAGAGAAAAACGCGCTCATCACGAGCAAAAGAAAAAGACTGCTGAACTAGAGCAACTTTTCAATCTTAAGCTTCAAGCCTTTGAAATTGAAGAGATTAAAAATTCTGAAGATCGTGTATTACGTGGCAAGATTCGTAGAGCGCAAAATGTAGTAGAAATGAATGCGTTGTGTGCAGTTTTGATCGCAAAAGAATTGGGCTATTATGGAGACAAAGATGACGCAGGAGCCAACTAAGGGTTACGTAATCGTTGCGTCACGGCGAAGTTTCTTTTATGTGTCTGCACTTAATTTGATGGAATCAATTCGCGATTTTTATCCTGATGCAAATATCTGTCTAGTCTGTGAAGAAAAGTTTCTTGATGATCGAGGACGAAAACTCGCCAACGAAATAATTTTCTGTAACGATCACAAGCGAGCCAAACTTTGGGGCATGGCAAAGTCTCCATGGGATATTACATTCTATATTGACGCAGACACAGAAGTCGAGCATGAAGACATTGAACATGTCTTTGGCGAACTGAATGGCTATGATGTCATGTACACTGGTCTTCCCGAAGAACGTTCTTACTGTTATGCAGAACTGAAGTTTCCTGGTGGTCAATTCGAACTGTGTGGGGCAGTGTGTCTGTATGACATGCGCAATCCATTAGTGCGCGAGTTTATGTGGGACTGGTATGATCTGACTGTTCAACAATACGCAGGCACTTGGTGGCCACAGAAAGAAGATGGAACAGAAGATACTGAATTATATCCTGCAACGTTGAAGCGTTGGGATCAATTCTCTCTTTGGTGGCTTGTAAACAAAGAGCCCAAGTATCAAGACTTGAAAGTGGGTATCTTTGAAGATGACGCCAGATGGAACTATTTTTCACGCTATAAATATGCTCACAACAAGAAGCCTGTTGTTATTAGACATTATTCTGCTTCTGAAGCGAAGCATATGGAGTTTTGATGAGAGATATTCCACTTAACGATTTTGCATTAGACATCTTAGATGATGCGCTTTGGTTCACTCAAGACAAGAACTATGAGACTGTTGTGCTAACAAAGAAAGATAAGCACACCAAAGAAGATGCTGACTGGTATACCGGCGAAGCATACTTCAAACAAATTATGGCGCAAGGTACAGGTCATAATGGATTTCCAGAAATTGTGGTATCTCATGGTTTTGGCATTGGTCAAATGCATTTCTCTAAAGAGAGAACTTCGCAGGCAAGAATTCCTGAAGTCTCTATGAAACAGGATGCGTTTTTGCAAAAAATACAAACTACGTTCAATTTGAAACGTAATGCTCTATTTGCGGTTTATCCGCCAGGTGGTTACATTTCTTGGCACAACAATGCGAATGCTTCTGCATTCAACTGCGTCTTTACTTGGAGCGAAACCGGCGATGGTTGGTGGAAGCACTGGGATAATGAAAAGAAAGAAATGGTAACGATACCTGATAAGAAAGGCTGGCAATGTAAAGTTGGTTACTTTGGTGCGTACGAAGATCCTGCCGAAAAGCTAGTGTATCACACAGCACGAAATGGCGACACAGGTTTACGCATGACAGTTGCATTTGTGCTTGACAGATCAGAGATGGCTATAGGAATGCAAGATTGGATTATTGAAGATATTCACGCCTAAATTATTATAAATAGAGCCATAAGATTCATTTTTTAGGTTAGAGACTTATGGCAAGGTATGAAGAATTAACTATCGATCAGGGAACAGATGTTTCTCTTGACGTGTATCTTACGAACATCGATGGTTCACCAAAAGATTTGTCTGGCTATTCAGCCGCGGCTAAAATGAGTACGCGGTATGACGTTGATAGCTCAGATAAAATCTCTTTCGACGCTTATGTCACTGTCCCTCCAACTGCCGGCATTGTTAACTTATCTTTGACAAACACCGTCACAGATACGCTAAATAGTAAAAGAAAATATGTTTACGATATGGAAATTTCATATCAAGACAGCGATGCCAACACTATCGTAGAAAGAGTTCTTGAAGGACTTATAACAGTAACGCCTTCGGTAACATGAGGTCAGTATGTCAGTACAAGTAGGAAACAGGACATTAGTAAGCAAGATAACGTACGGTACACCTTATCGTACTGCTGTCATTTCTGCTAGTGCCGACATTGATGCAATCACAGGTCTTGTCACATCAGGTGCAGTAGACGGCTCTCTCTTTGAATACGACTCAGCGTCAGGCAACTGGAAAGCCACGTTAACACTTCGAAAGCAGATTATCGATGGTCGTGTTTATCCGTCTGACTCAGATCGTGCACAGATTCTTATTCGGCGCTCGGGCACTCAGGGCGATCCACTTGTTTTAAGAACAGGTGAATTAGCATACTCATATCTTTCAGACTCTGGTAGTTCCGCAGACGGCTTCGGCTTAGGCGGTGATCGTCTGTTTATTGGTGCTGGCGGCGATTCGTCAGTTGCGGGTGTACTACAAGCAGAGCGCATCGATGTAATCGGTGGTAAGTATTTTACTGATCTACTGAATCATCCACATGGTGTGCTAACTGCTTCTAGTGCGATTATAACAGACTCCGAAGGTAAAGTCAATACTTTAAAAGCTGGCTCGCTAGAACTAGACAGTGCTACGCTGGGTAGACTGGCGGTATCTGATTCTGCAATCTTTAACGATCTGCAAGTTCTTGGCACACAAACCATTGTAGAAATTATTGCTGATCGTATCAACGTTGACAACCTCACTGTTGATAGTAGTCTGAGTGTTCTAGGACTAGCCTCGTTCAACGACAGTGCAACCTTTGCTGGTAAAATTACTGTAAGTGGTGCTGGTGTATTTGATGATACACTCGATGTAGCAGGACTTACCACACTCGATTCTGCTGTTATAAACAATCTGAGGGTTGATTCTAGCCTTGAAATTCCTGGCTCATTGACCATTGCAGGCACTACTACGTTTGACTCTACTGCAACGTTCAATGGTGAAGTCAACATTGGCGAAAGAACACTAAGCGAGTTTATTGATAGCGATGTGTTCCAATTGTTACGTGCAGGTCAGGCTATCATCTTAACATATGCAGATGATAGTGACAAATTAACGATTTCAGTTCCAACAGCTACGGCTAATACACCTGGAGTTGCGTTCTTCGACTCAGCGCAGTTCACTGTCGATTCAAACGGTCAGGTTTCATTGCTGGAATTTGAAGGCGGTGACTTTTAATAAATAGAACAATATCGGTAGGATAGAGACTTAACATGGCAATAACAAAAATTATCCATAAAAAGACGAGTGTCCCGGAGAAACGTCCGGGCATCGCCGATATCGAGCTTGGTGAAATTGCGATCAATACGTTTGATGGCAAGATGTTCATCAAACAAGATAGAAATGGTGAGGTTGACATTGTTCAAGTCGGTGACGATCCTACACCCAACGTATACTATGTTTCTAAATCAGGTAAGAATGGAAACTTAGGTACGTCTCTTTCTGATGCATTCCGCACAATTGACTCTGCTGTCGATCTTATCACAACACTCAAAGATTTTGATTTTGACGAAGGTATTTGTCGAAGAGACTTGGGTCTCATTCTTGATGGTCTACAGTTTGATATTGCTTTTGGAACAAACTATAACGCAGTAACGTCTGGTCTCGCATATCAAAGAGGCAGTGTAAGTGCGGTCAAAGTTATTGAAGAGCAAATCGTTGCTACACGAAGTGCATTCAACGAAGCAAAGGGTGCTATCGCTTCCCTAGATCCTGTTAAAGCAAGCACTGGCGATGATGGTGCACTTGCAAGAAATGCTAGACACTGGGCAGAGGTTGTTGATATTCTTGTCAACGGAACGCAAAGCACAGAAAACTTTGCTGACTCTATCGAATATCCAGTTCCTGTTGTTCTGCCTACAGCAGACGCAGATGATGCGGCTGTCATTCTACAGAACAACCGTGAGTATCTAAAGAACGAATTAGTCCAGTACATTGCAGAGAACTTCCCTGCTCTTACTTATGACCGAGACTTGTGTTCGCGTGACACAGGATACATCATCGATGCTGTAACGCTCGATTTGATGCTCGGTACAAACTTCAACTCCGTCACTGCGGGCTCTGCATATTATAGAGGAAATGCATCTGCGCAGTTGGTGATCAGTGATCAGCTAGAAGGAACAGTTGGTGCAATCAACGAATTAGGTCGTTTGATTGGCGAACTTGCCATCGACTCTGATTCTCGGGTAAATGTTACAAGCAGTATTGCAGAGATTACTGACATTATTAGCAACGGTCTTGATGGTGCTGATGCGTTTACTTATCCTGCGGCTCCTGCATCTACAGCAAATCAACAAACAGCCGCTACTGCAATTCAGTCTAATCGAACAGCAATCATCAACTCGACGATTGCTTGGATCGACAGTAACTATCCAGCATTGTCTTACAACTCTGCTACTTGTGGTCGTGACGTAGGATTTGTACTTGACGGCTTGACACACGATATTCTCTATGGTGGTAACTATCAGTCTCGTAGAAGTGCTGATGCATACTTCTCTAATGCTGTAAGTCAGTTGGGCGATTCTGAAACATTACCTACTGTTGCGGCATATGACGAACTAAAGAACATCGTCAACACTTATGTCACAACTTCAACAGAGCAAGCCCGTGTCAACGACTTGATCGAAATTGTAAACGAAGTTCTTGAAGCCGGTAATGTTGCTGTACTCAGACCTCTCGTTTATCCAAACTTTACAGGTATTGACGGCACAACAACTGCATCTTACAATTTGATTCTAGCCGACTCTGCTAATCTTAAAGCGGGCGTGATTGCATATGCCGATCAGAATGGTCCTGCAACGTATGATCGTGTTCGCTGTAAGCGAGACGTTGGTTTCATCGTAGACGGCTTGACATTTGACGTTCTGTATGGTGGTAACTTTGCGAGCGATATTGTTGCACGTGCATACTTCTCGTTTGGCACAAATCAGTTGGGAGACAGTGCTTCTGATCCTGAAGTTGTCGCGACAGTATCGACTTATCAACACCTGAAGCAGATTGTTGACGAACTGCTTTCTAACAGCCTGTCTTCTAATTTGTACGAGCAAGGAACTTGGCCAGGTGCTGGTGTTGGTCCTGACTCTTCTGGTAATGGCGGTAACTACTCTACTGCAACTGAAGCGCAGGTCACAAATGACTTGCTAGACAATTTGATCACTGTTATTACAGAGGGAAGTCTTGCCAGTATCGATTCTGTACAAGAGCCTAGCCTTGCGGCTCGTGCTGTTCCTATCGAGTTAAGAAACGCTGTTCAGTCTATTAACGACGAACGAAACCTCATTATTACTCAATCAGTACAGCGAGCGCAAGCTACAAATGATATTACAATTTATCTCAAGTCGGGTGATTATGTAATTAATAACCCAATTCAGCTACCTGAGAAGGTTGCTATCGTGGGCGACAACTTGAGAACAACGACGATTCGTCCGTTTAGCGTAGACTCTGATTTGTTCTATGTGAGAAGCGGATGTTTCTTGAAAGACATTACGTTCCGAGATCATCAAAGCGGAGCGGCTTGCGTAGCATTTAACCCGAACGTTGACTCGCCAAGAGCAGGTCCGTTTATTGTACAGTCTCCTTACGTACAGAACTGTACGTCGATTACTACTGACGGTATTGGTATGAAGATCGACGGTTCGAAATGTTGGGGTCTGCGTTCGATGGTATCTGACGCATTCACTCAGTACAACGCGGCTGGTACTGGCGTATATCTACTCAATCGTGGTTATGCGCAGTTGGTATCGATCTTTACGATTTCGACTGCAACATCTATTCTTGCTGAAACTGGTGGTCAGTGTTCTATCACTAACTCTAACACCAGCTTTGGTGACTTTGGTCTTATCGCACGAGGTAGTAGCCCAGTTCTTTACTCTGGTATTCTCGACTCTGATTATGCCAAGTTTGATGATGTGATGCAAGTGAATGAGATTATTAATCTTGATTCGGCAGACTGGCTAAATCCATACGGCGAGTATAAGAAGCCGAACTATGGTGATGCGATAAAGTTTGACTCAGAAGATTACTATTACACATGTCTTGGCGTCGATTCAGTTGCACCTGGTGTTTATAACATCACATTCCAGCCACCGTTGAACCAAGACATGAGACGTAATCAGAAAATTAGTTTTGTTCAACGTTCTGTTATCACATCATCTTCACACACGTTTGAATACGTGGGTGCGGGTACGAACACCTTTACTGCTATTCCTCAGAATGGTGGTATTCCTGATCCTACAAAAGAAGTTATTTTCGATTCTGAGACGAACGAAGGTCTGGTGGTATTCACGAGTACGGACCAGCTGGGTGACTTTAGAATTGGTGCTGAACTGACAATTCGTAGACAGGCAGGTCGAATCGAGGGCGAGACGTTCGAAAGATCGTTGTACGCAATTCTAACTCCATACATTCTAGCACTAGAGGGTTGATACATGGCTATCCCACTAAATACATTTAAAACGACAACTGCGGTAGTTCCGGAGGAACCCCCCGGCGGATTTACCGGGGATAGCGATGTCATCTACGTTGTTCCTGCGGGGATTACAGCAATTGTGCTTATGGCGCAGATTGCGAATCTAGACTCTGCTGAACACACAGTAACGTTCACTCACTATGATCGTGACGAAGTACTGAACACAGAACTTGTGAAGGATCTTCCTGTTCTGCCGAAAGACGCTGTTGGTGTGATTACTGGTAAGTTGATCGTAGAAGAAACAAATAGAGTTAGATGCTCGGGTTCTACTGGCTCAAGTGGCAAACTCAAACTAGTATTAAGTTATCTGGAATCTCTAAATGGCTAAACGAATAGAACACGTTAGCGGACGTGTAAAACTAAGAGATCCGAGTCAGTTAGATTCTGATCGCTTTATTTACATTACGCTAGATCAAGCGGAAGCAAACTTTGGACGACCTGATTCAGATCGTCTATTAGTCATTTCTAATGTCGATGGCACGAGACTGTTCACCGACGAAATTGCGCTGGGCGGTCTTGCTTTCAAACCCGGCTCGCTTGATTCTGCGGATTCTGCTTCGCTATATGCTCTATTTGTTAAAGGCGATCCTTTCGACGGTACAGTTGATAGTGTTGCCGTCAAGAAACTTTCTGAAGCTTTCTTCGAAGAAGACACACTTGATACGGTCACAACTCGTGGCAATACTACGACAAACACAATCGATGTTGGCAGAGTTATTGCTGACAGTGCGTTTATTTCTGGTCGATTAATTGTAGGCGGTGATCTTCAGGTCAACGGCACAACTACCACGATCAATTCTACAGAACTGTCTATTAACGACAAGAACATTGTACTGGCTGACAGCGCCCTAAGTGCGGCAGCCGCAGACAGTGCAGGTATTACGGTTGCTGGTGCAAACGCACAAATTTACTACAAAGCCGCCAGCGACACATGGAATCTAAACAAAGCAACGATCTTTGACTCTACCGTTGAAATCAACAACACGTTGACTCTTAACAATGTAGAAAGAAGACAGACGACTTTAGTTCTTTATCTTGATGAAATTACAGGTGAAGTAGTTGCAGGCGATCCTTCGGGTGATAGTGCAGAAGGTGCAATTGCATCGAAGCAGATACAAGTTGTCAATGTCAATGACAGCAACGAATATCATCCATTATTCGTACGTGATTATATCGGCATTGACAGTATCAACACTGATATTCAATTCACATACAATCCTGGTCTAGACAGAATTAGTGTTGGTCGACTTGAACTGAATCAACTCGATTCACAAGAAGGCGTTACTCGATTCTTGGTACTGAACGATTCTGATCAGGTACGTTTTAGAAACTTAGGCGGTCTTTCTCTTCTCGACTCAGAAACAGATACACTGCAAACTGTAACAAGACGTGGTGATTCTACTGATCAGCCAATTACCGTTAAGAAACTTACGACAGTTGACAGTGCATCAATTGGAGGCGACTTGCAGTTCCAAGGTGCACTCCGAGACGAACAAGGCTTCAGACTAGTAATCTATGATTCTGCTGGACTTGTGCTTTGGGGCTAATAGGAGAAATCGATGGCATCACCTACAACACGCAACGAACTGATTGATTTTTGCTTGCGCAGACTCGGAGAGCCTGTGCTTGAAATCAACGTGGACGTTGATCAGATTGAAGATAAAGTAGATGATGCGATTCAAAAATATCAAGAGTTTCACAGTGATGCTACGATTCGAACTTATCTGAAGCACCAAATCACTGCGACTGATGTGGCGAACAAGTACATTCCTGTTTCGTCTGACATTATTTTTGTTTCGAAAGTATTTCCGATCTCTACTACATTCAGCACCACAGGTAATCTTTTTGATATTCGCTATCAGATGTTCTTAAACAATATGGGCGACTTCATTAATTTTGCTGGTGACTTATCTTATCTGTATCAGATGGAACAGTACTTAAGTATGATCGACATGCAGTTGCATGGTCATCCTCAAGTAACGTTCTCTCGTAGACAGAATCGTCTTTATGTGTTTGGCGATTTTGAAGACGAAGATTTGCAAGAAGGAGATTATTTGGTTGCAGAGATTTATCAAACCATTGATCCCGAAACACATACAAGCATCTACAATGATATGTTTATCAAAGACTATACGACCGCTTTGATCAAACAACAATGGGGTGCTAATCTCAGTAAATTCGAAGGTATGCAATTACCTGGTGGAGTTACGATGAACGGTCGTCAAATCTACGAAGACGCAACGGCTGACATTGAACGACTTGAAGAGAAACTGAGAAACGAACAAGAACTTCCGGTCGATTTCTTTGTAGGGTAAGATGGCGACGAATAGGTATTTCAGACAAGGTGCGACATCGGAGCAGATTCTCTATGAAGATTTAATCATCGAGTCTCTTAAGATATATGGTCAAGATGTTTACTACCTGCCTCGCGAGATAGTCAAAAGAGACACAATCTTTGGCGACGATTCGACTTCGCGTTTTGATAATGCCTATCGATTAGAAATGTATATTGAAAACGTCGAAGGATTCGACGGCGAGGGTGATCTGTTCACAAAGTTTGGTGTAGAAATTCGTGATGCCGCAACGTTCATTGTAGCACGGCGTCGATGGAAAAGTCAAGTACAATTCTACGAAAATACTGATGAAAAGCCCATGTATCGTCCACGCGAGGGCGATCTGATCTATCTCACGCTGTCAGATTCTTTCTTTGAGATTACAAAGGTAGAGACTGAGAATCCATTCTATCAGTTAAAAGATTTGCCTGTCTTTAGAATTCGTGCAGAACTCTTTGAGTACAATGATGAAGACTTTGATACAGGTCTTGATCTCGATGACATTGAACAACAAGCATTCCAGAGACTGGTCACATTTGATCTTGCGAACATGACAGGTAAATTTGAAGTGGGCGACACGTTGACACAGACAAATCCAAATGGCTTCACTATTACAGGTGATGTTGTGAAGATTGATGCTTCGATTCCTTCGTCGTATAAAGTCTATATTGCTCACGCAGGCGCAGATGATGGTGCGTATCATACATTCAGTGCTGACTATCGTATTGAAAACGAAGACGGTATTGGTGGAAAACCTTCTATAGTGAATCAAGAAATACTAGAAGAAGGTGCGCAGAACACAGACTTCGACACTGAAGCGTCTGGCATCATCGATTTCTCTGAATCTAATCCGTTTGGAGATCCTGCATAATGTTTGGCACTTACTTCTATCATCAAAGAATTCGAAAAGCAGTGGCTGTGTTTGGCTCGCTGTTTAATAATCTAAATGTTCTTAGAACAAATGCGGCTGGTGATATTATCAGTCAAGTTAAGGTGCCTTTATCTTATGCACCCAAGAGAGACTTTCTGGCTAGAATCGACGCAATGAACAACGGCGAAGAGGCTGAGCGTCAGATCGCAATCAAGTTGCCAAGAATGTCCTTTGAAATTATGTCGATGAACTACGATGCTACTCGACAGTTACCTAAGATGAATAAGTGTGTGACGTTTCCTGATAACTTTTCGGGAAGTGCACAAGAGATTTACACACCAGTACCCTACTCGATTGGCTTTCAACTGAACGTATACGCAAAGTCGCAAGACGATGCACTACAAATTGTAGAGCAAATCTTGCCCTACTTTACGCCTCAGTACACCGTTACAGTCAAGCCACTTTCTGATTTTGACACGAAAGAAGATACGCCGATCACACTAACTGGTATTACGTTCCAAGACGATTACGATGGACCATTAGAAGCGCGTAGAACGATTATATACACACTCGACTTTGAAATGAAGTTGAGTCTGTATAAAAATGTTTCGTCTTCCAGTTCGATCATTACACAAGCCACTGTTAACTTTTACGAAATTGATAAGACTGATATTCTATCGTCTGTTGTTCTTGATTCGTTCACTACAGAAGGTCTGAGCGGTAAGATTGCAGAAGATGATGGTACGTTAACAAACAACAATTTTAAGATTCGATTTGCACCAAGAGAAATTACTTCAATAGAAGTGTCATCAAATCCACAGAATGGAACAGCCACAGCATCACTGACATCAAATACAACAACCACAACTGGTCGTATTACTGCGAACGGTTCATGGTCTTATACACCGAACGCTGACTGGCACGGCACAGACACATTTACAATTCGTGCTAACATTACTGGTGGTGGTAGCGTAGAGCGTACAGTTACCGTTGTTGTTGGTCCGACTGAACGTGACACATTCGATCAAACTGAATTTATTAATGTTGGTGCAGGTGAGGCGTTCCTTGATATCTTTGTAGGAACAACCGATCAATTTGAAACGACTGGCGGCGTAACATATTCTATTGCCGCTGGTGGATATCCAAACCATGGTTCTTTGTCAGTAACCAACGCAAATACTGGCGAATTTAAATATATACCAGATGCAGGCTTTGATGGCTCAGATAGTTTTGTTTACAGAGCGACTCCAGCTGGCGGCAAGTCTGAAGTAGGAATTGTTTCTATTACCGTTGTTTCAACAGCAAACATTATGGCGGCTGAAAACGGAGAAATCTTAACAATCGAACAAGCTTCTGATGACATCTTAGAACTAGAACAATAACGAGGAATAGAAATGGCAACTGTAAAAATATCGCAACTGGCACCAATGATCGGGACTCCTGATAGCGATGATTTTATTGCAATCGTTGACGCCAGTTTGTCAGAGACAAAAAGAATTCTGGTCAGTGATTTTCTTTCAGGAATTGATAGCGTTGCGAATGCAACATTTGCCATTCAAGCCACTTATGCTGATAGCGCACTTGATGCTAGATTTGCAGTTGTAGCAAATAGAGCATTTGTCGCTGATAGCGTTGCAGTTGCGGCTTCGGCATTAACTGCTGACGCCGCTGACAGTGCAACAAATGCAACGAATGCAATCCTTGCTCTAAGGGCAAACAGTGCTGACAGTGCGACAAACGCAACTTTCGCTAATTATGCTCAACGGGCTGAAACTGCCGACAGCGCCACAACAGCCGCTTTTGCATTCAGAGCGGATTACTTAACGTTAGATAGTGTTGGTAACGCCACTTTCGCATTTACTGCTGACAGTGCAAATAGAGCAACGCGAGCAATTTTTGCTGATCGAGCAGGATTTGCAGATTATGTCAGTCAAGATAGCGACCTTATTTGGGGCGCCGCGGCGCCATCATCTGTTGATAGTGCACTTGATTATTTGAAAAACAATCTGAATGCTTATTCTACTGACAGTGCTGCCCTCTGGACTGGTTCAGCACCAACAACGATTGATAGTGCTTTAGACAGATTGGCACTTGTTGTTAGAACATTGAATGGCGGTACTGGCGCATAACCTATATAAATAAGAGAAAGATTTTCAATTGAGGATATAAAATGGCAATTGCAGGCGTTAAAATATCGAGTCTTCGGGAGCTGACTAATGCCGAAGATAATGATTACATCGTCATCAATGACTTTAGCACGACCACTACTAAGAAGATTAGTAGGGAAAATTTTCTTAGGAACTCTACTAACGTAAGAGACTCTGGTGAGAATGGCGCGTTTATCCAAACGCTTACGTGCAACTCCCTTGACGTAAACGTGGATGCGGCTATTAATGGATCGACAACTATTGGTGCTGATCTTAGTGTTAATGGCACCATTACTTTTGATAATCTAAAAGACGCTGTTGAGAACATTATCATCACTAAGTTTGTTGATGAAGCGGACGGTATTTCGTCTAATGACGATGACGTTTCTATTCCTACATCTGCGGCTGTTAAAGATTACGTCGATGGTGCTGTATCTGACCATCGTGCAAAAATTGTACATGGCGAAACTCAGAATGGTTTGAGTCTTGTCAATCAACTGAAAGTCTATCAAACAGAATATGTAAAAGAAGTAGGCGCCTTTGAAGAAGGAATCTTTGATTCGTTAATTGCACATGAGGTACAAGAGATTGTTCCTTATGTTGTGCTTGGTGAAAAAGATGCTGTACATCGTGACGGTAAGCCTAACTATCAGAAAATTAATTATCAGAAATTGGTACCCATATTGATCACTGCTATTCAGGAGTTGTCAAGACAAATTGAAGAACTTAGGAGCTAAACAATGCCAGGCGTAAAGATTACAGACTTAGAAGAATTAGCACAAGCGCCTGCTGATGATGACATTCTTGTCATTGTCGATCTTGATGCAAACGCTACTAAGTTTATTTCAGTTGAAAATCTTCTAGAGCCAGCAAGTGCGGCGGCATCTGCCGGCACTGCTGACAAACTTCTGATCGAAGCGACTGATGCAGATGTTACATTTTATCTGGGTATGTTTCCTAACGCGCCTGGCACACCAGCGGCAGACTCCTGTAAAGTTGATACTGACTTAAGATATAACGCACTTACAAACACGCTGACAACTGGATTCTTTGCAGGTAACGGTGCTAATCTAACGGGCGTTCTTGCAGATAGTGCCGCAAGAGCAACAACTGCGATTGAAGCCCAACGAGCATTATTTGCAGAAGCCGCTCTAAGTGCTGATAGCGCAGACTTTGCGACTCAAGCAGTTTCAGCAGAACGAGCAGACAGTGCAACAAACGCGACCAATGCTGTGTTTGCAACAACTGCGAACTTTGCGTTTGGTGCTGACAGTGCAAACAGAGCGACCACAGCAATTCAAGCGGATCGCGCAACTCAAGCAGATAGTGCAATCAATGCCACTTTAGCAAATACTGCTTTGACTGCAAACTTTGCTATCGATGCAGATAGCGCAAACTATGCTACAACTGCTGGCTTTGCGCTAACTGCTGGCAATGCTGAAACTGCTGATAGTGCTGTCAATGCTACATTTGCAAACACCGCATTAACTGCTGAGAACGCAATTACTGCTGACAGTGCTATTAATGCATCGAATGCGGTATTAGCCGATGTTGCTGAACTTGCTAGACGCCTTGGAAACTTTATTGATTCTGCAACAGGATCAAGAGCCCTTGGTGATCTGAAAGTAGATAGCGATTTGATTGTACAAGGCGACATTCGAAGCGTAAACGGAATTTTTTACGGTGATGGATCTGGCTTAACAAACGTTACTAGTACGACTGTGGCTTTGGCGACTCAGCAAACCGATGCCAAAGCTATTGACTCGGCGGGCAAACACTATCTCATGTTGCGTACCGTAGAGTTAGGATATGATAGTGTTGCCACTACTGCACTTCTTACTTATGATCCCGCAACATTTACACTCAGCGCAAATGCATTCTCTGGCGATGGCTCTAACTTAACAAACGTTACTGCTATTCAAGCGACCAACGCAGAAAACGTTGATGTAACAACTGTTGGCGATAGTGCGCTTTATTTTGTGCATTTAGGAAGTACCACATCTGGTAATGATAACGTCAACGTAAACACAAACCTAACCTACAATCCATTAAGAGGCAGACTATCTGCAACAATTTTCGATACTGGCGAATGGGAAGTGTACGAGAGTGCGGGTAACTTAACTTTTGCACACAACGGTACGAAACAGATGAGTCTTTCTGAGAATGGTGATCTTGCTATTGCTGGCACACTGTCTCAAAGTGCAACAATATAAATATTGACAGCCGCAAAGTATTGAGGAAATAAAATGGCAGACATTAGAATTTCAGAATTGCAAGAATTGATCAACGTTCAAGACAGTGACGTTCTTGTGATCAATGATATTACTGCGGCTACTACCAAAAAGATTACTCGTGATCGCTTTCTTGTAGGCATCACACGGAACGTTTTTGACTCCGCAAATAACGCAGTTGTAAAGCAAGACTTAAAGGTCAACAACGATCTGATCGTTGGTGGTGATATCGAAGCGACAGGTGATATTTCGTTTGGTTCATTGACCGACGTTACTGCTGGTATTACAGCACTTCGATTTATTGGCACTGGTATTGAAAATAATGACAGTAATGGTGCTATTCCAACTGCGGCGGCTGTTGCTGATTATCTCGATTACTTCTTGCAGGATCTTTATGACTCTGCTACACTACCAGTCACGCTCAATGCGTTGACAGATGTTAGTATTGTCACGCCACTCGCAAATGAAGTTCTAAAGTACGATGGCTCAAACTGGATCAATGCGATTGACTCTGCGGGTATTACAAATCTTGGTGCACTTGATGATGTAATCATTTCAAGTCTTACTGACGGTCAGGCACTGAAGTATAATGGATCTTACTGGGTAAACGCAACTGACTCAGCCGGTCCAACTAATCTTTATCAGCTAGACGATATTTTTATCGACTCAGCACTGTCGGCTAATCCTCTTACGACTGGACAAGTTCTCAAGTGGAACGGAACTAAGTGGGCTAACGCTAACGACTCTAGCGGTGGTGGCGGTGGTGCTGGCGGTGGACTCGACAGTGCGCTGACATTGCAACTGATTAGTTCGTCTGTCAATCTGAATACGCTTTCTGGTGTAGCAATCTCTGCACCCTCGACAAATCAGGTTCTCAAGTACAATGGGTCTCAGTGGGTAAATGCCGCTGACTCTGTTGGTGCTGGCGGAAGTAATGCTCTCAACGATTTGACCGATGTTGTCATCTCAACACCTAGCACGAATCAAGTTCTGAAGTATAATGGTTCTAACTGGGTAAATGCGGCTGACTCCGTTGGCGGAGCTGGCGCTGGTTTATCGTCTCGCGGCACATTCAATACTGTCACCGCTTCGTTGAGCAATAATGACTCAGTAGACGTGAACATTACTGGAGCATATAAAGGTTATTCGATGCTCAAGATTCAAACAGACGTTGCGGCATGGGTAAGAGTCTACACTGATTCGGCTTCGCGTACTGCTGATCTCGGTCGGCTTTCGTCAGAAGATCCAGCACCAGGCTCTGGTGTTGTAACTGAGGTAATCACATCGGGTGCAGAGACAATCAACTTGGCTCCTGGACCTATCGGCTTTAACAATTCGTCGCCCGTAACTGACACTATTCCTATCAAGATCGTAAATCTAAGTGGAGGTGCATCCGCGGTCGACGTTACACTTACGGCGTTGAAGCTTGAAGCATGACATTAAAAGTCTATCACGTCATATTGCATCGTACAGAGGATCTGGATGCATTTTATGCTGATATGGAGACGCCGGGAGGCTATCTCCATATACCAGATCGTGCTGTTGATTATGCCGCAAGGCTTCCTTTCAGTAAAGTCACTGCATATCGTCTAACAGACGAAGAAGCGGAACAAGTAAAACAAGATCCTCGTGTTCGTGCAGTTGAACCTGCACTTGAAGACCACGGCATTTTTGCGAAGCCCACTTGGACCGATACTGGTCAATGGCGCAAAGATGACGGCGCAAACGCAACAAACAGTCAACAAAACTGGGCTTTGTATCAGTGTACCCGAGATACAATCTCTACCACATATGGCACAGACGGCACAGCACTTGTCATATCACAAACTTCAGCCAATGCTGAAGGAAAAGACGTTGATGTCATTGTTGTCGATGGCATTCCCAATTTAGATCACCCAGAATTTGCTGTCAATGCTGACGGCACGGGTGGATCACGCATCATTCAATACAACTGGTTTCAACATACTGATTCTGTTACGGGCGGTGCATATGCAAATGGAACGTGGGATTATACTACAGAATCGCTAGGTGATTCAGAAAACAATAACCATGGCACACACGTCATGGGCACAGTTGCGGGTAATAGACAGGGTTGGGCACGAAAAGCAAATCTGTACTCGATCAGTCCGTATGGTTCTAACTACAATTGGACATCTACTGGCATTAGTTCTAGTTATGTATTTGACTACGTACGAGCGTTTCATCGAAATAAAAGCATCAATCCTAGAACTGGTCGAAAGAATCCAACGATTATTAACAACAGTTGGGGTTACTCGTACCCTGATACAGGCAATATCATCGACTCAGCTGGATCAGTAGAGCGAATTGTCTTTCGAGGAACAACGTACAACGGTCCCTTTACGACCGAGCAAATGCTAAACTATGGTGTTCCACCTTATTGGGCTTACACAAAAGCCGCGGTCGACGCTGGTATTCCTATTGAAGTTGCTGATGGTGTCTATACCACTCCGCCAGCAAAAGTCACAAGCATTGGATGGAAGCTTACAACTCCCGCAACAAAAACACAAGAGTGCATCGACGATGGAATCATTGTGGTTTCTGCGGCGGGTAACAGTTCTCAGTACATTGATTCGTCGAATGGCGATGATTATAATAATAAGTTGTTTTTAAAATATAATGCGTTTCCTGCTACCATCTCTGCATTTCAAGGAGCGAGCGATTCAGCGATATACTATCATCGAGGGTCAGCACCCGGAAATACTTCGTTGTGTATTGGTAATGCATCCATCTATCAAAACAATCAGAGAGAATTTTCAAGCAACTTCGGTCCTAGAATCGATCTCTTTGCGCCTGGTGATGAGATCATTAGCGCAATTCGTCACAATGATTTTTATGACAACATCGTAACTGATCCAAGAAATGCATCATACTATTACGGAATCATTGGTGGCACAAGTATGTCTGCACCTCAGGTGACAGGTGTTCTTGCATCTATTCTTCAGATTAATCCAGACTTTAGACAAGCAGACGCAAAGAGATACATTCAAGGCACAGCATTCACAGGTGCGATGTTCGATTCTTCAACTGATTGGGGAAATGTCACAACGTATGGCTGGAATACTCTTTATGCTTTGAGTACAGATTTAAAAGATACAGTTGACTTGTATCTTCGTTATAGAGAAGAACGTGCAAGTGTTGGTGTCACACTTCCAAAAATAAATAATAGAGAAAGACCAACAACGGGTGTTCTTTGGCCTAGACCTAAAGTTATTAAGACACGCAGAAGCACTGGTGATATTCTTTATCCTTCGCCTGATGCTGATCTTGCACTAGCACCGCTTGACGCTCAAACTTCATATGCGGGTACTTTCACGGCTAACTTTGTGGGCGATTCTGCTATTACATATACGGGTGACTTCACAACTGATTACACAAGTATTGACATATACGTCAATGACAGCACAGGACTAGATTATAGCCCAGCCTATGCGAGTGGTTATATTGGCGACTTTACTGCTGTTTATACGGGAAATTATCTTGGAGCGTATGAAGGAAATTATAATCTAACTTATGCAAGTACAGCGTATCTAAGTCGTTATAGTGCGACAGACTACATTGGGTCGGATGGTTCATATGAAACCAGTTATAATAGCTTTTACGAAGGTCCATCGGGCACCTATTTAGCAACTTACGTGGGCACGATGGCGTACTTTGGTGATTATGTGGTATCACCCGACGAACTAGATTACACTACTGACTACGGCGTTGGCATAAAGTATACGGGAGATTATCAAGGTCCTGCACATCCGGGCTTTGAAACAAATTATATTGGTTCTTATCAGTCTGAAGTTCAAGAAGGTGGTGGCACGTTCTTGGATTCAGTAACATACTCCGGTAACTTTATTAGTGATTACTCAAATCCAACAGACTATGTATCTGATTATACAGGTAACTATGTAGCAAACTACCTTGCTACTATTATAGTTTACTCGTCTGAGTATATTTCCAATTACGCCGGTAATTATACTCTTGAAGGCTATACTGGAGACTTTCTTGCCAACTTTACTGGAACTGAAGCATATACTTCAGACAGTGCGGGTGACGGCGCTATCATAATTTCAGATTATCTGGGAACATATACTGGAAACTATGTTGACTCTGGTGATGCATCATACATTGGATCTTACTTGGGCGACTTCAGTGCGAATTACACAGGTAACTTCTCATCTAATCTAGAATACACTGGTGGAGATGGCGGCACATATTTGGGCGCATATCTAGGAAACTTTAGTGCGATTTACACAGGCAATTATGTCGGTGGGGCTTACCAGGCAACTTATGTCGGTGCATCGAACACTTCGTTGAATGTAACGAACAATGGTGCTTCTAACTACATTATTGATAGTGCATCGAACCCAACGTTGACACTTGAAAGAGACACTACATATACATTTAACTTAAGTGTCGGTGGACATCCGTTCTGGATTAAGACAGCGGCAACTACTGGAACTGGCGATCAGTTCAATACTGGTGTGACAAACAACGGCGCAGAAACAGGCACGTTGACGTTTACTCCTGACTCTGCCGCACCAAGTACTCTCTACTACATCTGTCAGTACCATAGCGGAATGGTAGGCACTATAAATATTGTTGCCGCCGGTTCTACAGACTACGTTACTGTCTTTACCGGTGTCGATCAAGAAAATTATATAGGTGACTTTACAACATCGTTTACAGGCGGCTACAATGCATAATGGATTTCTAGACAAAAGAAGAAGACATCTCAACCTGCGTGAAATGCAGGTCGAGAACGTGTTGCCTGAACATTTTGCTCAGTTCTATCCTAAGTTTATCGCTCTGCTAAAAAACTACTACGAGTGGCAAGATCAGAACGATCCTAACGAGTTGTTAAATCATCTCTTCGCTGTTCGTGATATTAACGAAACTGACATCACACTACTCTCGTTTATCGAGGACGAGTTTCTTTTGGGTGAAGCATACTTCGAAGGCTTTGGTACAGAAGACTTTGAAAAGCGAGCCGCCGCAAACTTCTCTAATACTCTGTTCAGATCAAAGGGTACAAAGTTTGCTATCGAATGGTTCTTTAGATCATTCTACGGTCTAGACGCTGACGTAATTTATCCAAAAGAAAACGTTTTCACACTAAACAATCCAAATTCGCAGGTTGGTCCTGACTCGTTGAGATACTTGACCAATGATAAGTTATATCAAACGTTCGCTCTGTTAATACGTGTTGGTGTGCCTATTTCAAAGTGGCGAGATATTTTCAAACTGTTTGTTCATCCTGCGGGCATGTATCTTGGTGCTGAAGTGTCGGTTGACGATGTTGTTACTCCAGCAATCAACGCTGTCATGCAAGACTCTGCTGTGGATCAGAGACCTTCTCCTGTTTGGACGCTAACACGCTTTCTTGATAGTGCGGGTCGTTACGGTGAAGCTTACATCGGCGATCCTGTATACAACACACTGACAGGTAATATCGATAGTGTTCCAGAAGGAACAATATTTAAGTATAAAATTAGCGGCACAAATATTCCAGCTGGTACAGGCACTGTTCGTTATTTTGTTGATCCTGCTGGTGGTGATCTTGCCAGTGATACATCAACAAATGACTTCTACAATTTCGATTCGGCGGGCGCATTCAACTACACGCCGCCGTATGAAGTGCCTCTTAGAAGCAGTAAAGCAATTTTGCAGTTACAGCAAGACAGTCCGCTGGGACCTGCGTTTGGTTACTTTACAATACCAACAGGCATTGATAGTGTCGAAACAGAAGGTCAAGAAGCATTTACTGTATTCGTTGAAGACGTTGGTGAAAGAACCATCGCGTCCGATCGTGTAGTGTTAAACGATGTCATTACAAGATATCAAATGACACCCTTTGATCCTGTTGACGAAGGAAATAATCTTTCGATTTTTGTATCGCACGGCTCAGGTTCTCTTTATGATGGTAACCCCAATACGAAAGCGTGGAATAGCACAACGCTGTACTGGTATGGTAAACATATTTCAACAACCGATTCTGATTTTGTCACGCCGTTGCCTGACTCAAGCAGTCCACAACCCGTAAATATTAGACCAGCATCGATCAGTGGAAATCCTCCTAACGTCGGAACTGTGTCAGAAGGTTTAATCACTATTCCGATTCGTGGCGACACGGTATCAGAAAGCACAGAGCATTTCGCTGTAATACTTGAGACGTTCGAAGGAATTAAGAAAGACTCTGTAACTGTTGCGATTAACAACACAGCGGCTACGTTTACGGTCACACCGAGCGCGGCGAGCTATACTGAAGGTGATACTCTTTCATTTACAATCAATCATAGTTCGCAAGATGGTGGCGATACAGTCACATGGCAATTTACTGGCGGGATAGCTAGTGATCCACGTCCACTTGCAACTTCTGGATCGTTTAACTTAAATAGCGGCACATCGACAACATTTAGCATTCAAGTTCGGGCTGATACTATTCAACGAGGTACAGTCGGAGGATTTTTTCAAGTTACGAATAGTAAATACAGTCCTGCTCTCGTAGCAACCTCTTCTGGTTTCAACGTGTTCGATCAAAATCCAGTATACAATCTTACGATGAATCCTACAACCGCAAATGAAGGTGATACTGTTACATTCGATGTGTCTGGAAGCAACATTACTGACGGCACTTATTATCTTCAGATTGGTAATGTCGGCACAAATAATTTAGATTTCTTAACGTATGCTGGCAATGGAGGAGCTCCTGGACAAGGATTAAACTCACGTGCTTCAATTACGGTAACAAACAATAGTGGAACAAGTTCATCTCTTGTTTTTGCTGACAGTTCCGAAACTGCTGATGAATCTTTTTATGCGTATCTTCATTCAGATCCTGTAGTGTTCGATCCGCTTGTTTCTTCGTTAAATCAGATTCGTGGTGGTGCGGCGGCTACTTACACTCTTACTCCGAACAAAACACGTGTTCCAGAAGGTGAGACTTTAACGTTTACATTTACAACGACTGGCGCTGACGGAATATTCGATTGGCAAGTACGAACGTCCGACACTTTCTTAACTTTTGATGGATTACGAGGCTTAACGCCAAATGACTTTGGTAAACTAAATCCCACCACAGGCGAGTGGGATGTCGATGAGCCTACAAATGTAGGACTGTATTCCTATTCGCAATTGCCATACGGAGATGAAGCAAGCGAAGGAAATGGAATGGTAGTTTCTGGTGGAACAGGAACGTTCTCGTTGCTAATTCGTGATGATGGTCAAGACGAAGATTCAGACGAACAAGATTTCTGGGCAATTGTTAAAAACAGTTCGGGTGTAACACTCGCTCAGTCTGCTTCTGTTCGTATCATCGATGCAGACGCAGTTGATTATAATCTGTACGTTGTTGAGCAAACGGGTGTGCGCGATAGTGCTGTTACAGAAGGTACTGAGAGTCTTGTATTAAACTTTACGACGAATGCGGCAGTTGACGAAAACTTGTATTTTGAATTGCAAAAGTCAGATGCTCTTGGTAGCCCTTGGTCTAGCAAATGGACAAACAATGCACAAAAATACATACCCTTTGCTGAAACTGATCCAGCATCTACAGCGATAAAACTTTTGTATACGCAAAATGGTGGTGCTGACATGGGCGCACCAATATTTGATGGCACATACGAAGGCGAGCAATTTGGCGTAGCGTATCTATCACGAAACGATTTTGCAAGTAATGGTGGTGACGTACTCGACACAATGACGTTCTCTGTACTAGATGCGCCTGCAACATGGACATTAACTGCTAGCCCTTCGACTACTGTAGACGAAGGTGATGCAATTTCGTGGAGTGTTGGTGGAACTAATATTCAAGACGGCACGTACTATTATAACATTACTGACTATGATGTAATTGAAACCGATCAAAGTGGTTCCGGTTCGGGGCAGTCTGCGATTCGCACAAGTGATCCAGAAGCACTGAACATTCCAAATGGCAGTGTATGTATTAACAATGCAAATGTGCCAGGAACTGTTACAGGCGCATTTGCTGTGACCGTCAGTGGTTCTATATTATATTATCAAATCAACATGAGCGAAAACTTAACTGCAACCGTTCAGAACGCACGGCTAGTATTTGGCAGTGAAGAAGCTTTGGCTGACTTTAACTCAGGATCGGCAGGCACGTTCACTATGACAAGTAATAGTGGTGGATTTGCTACGTCTACAGCCACAAATGACGATACGATTGATGACACATACACAATGGCTATATATGATCGAGCAGGTCCAACAGCACCAGCGGCAAGTGTAGGATTTACAATCACTGATACGACTGTGGGCGGTCCTGGTGGACAATCTACAGTGAACTTTGTTGCCGAACCCAGCATTGGCGGGTTCTTTGTCGCTGATCTGAAAGTTGTTACTGATGCAGATGCTCTTGCTACGGCGATATCATCCGTAGAGATTCGACCAGATGGTGGAGTATACGGAAAAGGCAATCTTGATCCTTTAGGCAGTAATGGAGTAACATTTATTAAGATCGGCACATGGCATCAATCAGCGACTACTACAGGTAACTTTACCGTAAGGGCTGAAATTATTTCTGGTCCTACTCTCACGTCAGTAGCACAGGGTAGCTACGGAACAGACTTATCATTGTCTTCTACTCAGTCTTGGTCGCATCAAGTGCGAGTCCGAGCGCCGAATTCTAGATTTACTTCAATGCAAGTTAGATATACGATTACCGATGATGCTGATCCTACAAACACAGCTAGCCAAAACATAGTGTTTAACAGCGAAGTTGAATACATCGGAAATGCAGTAGAAACTCCATAATATGAAAAAAGACGATCCTAACATTAAGTCAGACTACGATTATTCCCGAGCAACTTACTATGAGTTGATTGACAAGGGAAGAGAATCGCTCGATCTGATGATCGAGGTTGCTCGCGAGTCTGAGCATCCAAGAGCCTTTGAAGTTCTGTCGAATATGATCAAGAACATTTCAGATGTCAATGACAAGTTGATGGAACTAAATAAGAAAACCAAAGACATTACACAAGAAAAAGAAGAGCCTAAAGCAATTACCAATAATAATGTTTTTATAGGAAGTACAACTGATCTGCAACGTCTGTTGCAACAAAGCGAAGATGAAAAGGTGATTGATGTTAGCCCATCGAATGAGTGATCACGAACATTATTTAGGTAATATCAATGTAAAACGTGACGGGGTACAGCAAGAGTGGACTCAGCATCAAGTGCTAGAGTACGCGAAGTGCATGAAAGATCCTGCATATTTTGCAAAGACTTACGTAAAGATTATATCACTTGATAAAGGACTTGTCAACTTTGACCTATACCCATATCAAGAAAAAATGTTCAACCATTTTAACGATAATCGGTTTTCTATCGTCTTGGCTTGTCGTCAGTCTGGTAAAAGTATTTCGTCAGTTGTTTACTTACTTTGGTACGCTATATTCCATCCTGAGAAAACGATTGCGGTTCTTGCCAACAAAGGCGCAACTGCAAGAGAAATGCTTGCACGTGTCACGTTGGCTCTTGAAAACTTACCCTTCTTTTTACAGCCTGGTTGCCGCGCTCTCAACAAAGGTAGTATTGAGTTTTCAAATAATTCTCGCATCATTGCTTCTGCTACTTCAGGCAGTTCTATTCGTGGTATGTCTGTCAATCTATTGTTTCTTGACGAGTTTGCTTTTGTTGAAAGAGCTAGTGAGTTTTACACCTCGACATATCCGGTAATCTCTGCGGGTAAAGATACAAAAGTTATCATAACATCTACCGCTAACGGTATTGGTAATACGTTCCACAAAATCTGGGAAGGCGCTGTACAAAAGACTAACGAGTATCAAGCCTTTACAGTTAACTGGTGGGACGTGCCAGGACGTGATGAAGAGTGGAAGAAGCAGACGATTTCGAACACGTCACAGATGCAGTTCGATCAAGAATTTGGTAATACGTTTTTCGGAACGGGCGATACACTGATCAATGCAGAAACACTGCTTAATCTAAGAGCAATGCCACCTCTCAAAATGCTTGAGGGCGGTGATGTAAAAATCTACGAAGAAACATCAAAGAATCACGAATATCTCATGATGGTCGACGTAGCAAAAGGAAGAGGACAGGACTATTCGACGTTTAACGTAATCGATATATCTGTGCGACCCTTCAAACAGGTCGCTGTGTATCGGAACAATACTATTTCTCCAATACTCTTCCCTGACATTATCTATAAGTTTGCGAAAGTCTACAATAACGCATATGTGATCGTTGAATCAAATGATCAAGGTAGCGTGGTTTGTAGAGGCTTGTATTATGATCTAGAATACGAAAATGTTCACGTGGAGTCAACAGTAAAGGCAAATGCTGTTGGCATTGAAATGACACGGAAGACAAAACGTCTTGGTTGTTCTGGCATCAAAGACCTTCTTGAAAACAATAAATTAGATATTGTTGACGATGATACCATCTTAGAGATTTCTACGTTCGTATCGAAGGGACAGTCTTACGAAGCCGCTGATGGCAACCACGACGATTTGATGATGAACTTAGTGATGCTTGGTTACTTTATATCGACACAGATGTTCTCAGACATGACAGACATCAATCTCAAGCAGATGATGTTCGAACAGCAGATGAGACGTATCGAAGAAGATGTGGTGCCGTTTGGTTTTCATGATGATGGGTCTAGTGCCATTCAAGAAATCGAAGATAGAGAACGTATGAAGTACGAACCGTGGCAGTTGTCATGGGACGAACCATACTGAAAACAGGTAATTTATAAATAAATACATTGAAATTATCCGTATTATGTTCTCTTATCATATATTAACGAAAAAAAGGACACGACCATGGCATTAATACCATCTGAGTCTCCAAGCATTCTCGTAAAGGAATTCGATCTGTCTGGTGTTGTGCCGGCAGTCACTTCTTCAACGGGAGCGTTTGTAGGGGACTTTAACTGGGGTCCAGCTAATCAGCCTATTCTGGTAAGTAGTGAAGCAGAATTGGCTTCGCAATTTGGATCTCCTTCTGACGATTCTGCGGCGGCAGTATCGGATTTTCTCTCCGCTTCAATGTTTTTGAAGTATTCAAGTAGCGCGTACGTAACACGTACCGTAGACGATTCAGCACAAAACGCAATTGCGGCTGGTGCTGACCAAGTGTTGATTAGAAATCGTGCTGATTGGGATGCGCGTAGCGTCACAACTCTCAACAACTATGTTATCGCAAAATATCCTGGCACTTTAGGTAACAGCCTTAAGATTTCAATGTGCCCATACAGCGAAGGTGATAGTGCGTTCGATAACTGGACTATTGACGGCGCTAATATCTCTACACTGTTTGATGGTGCACCAAGATCATCGGCTAACGTAGCTGGTTTTGGCTTTGCGGCTGACTCTGAAGTTGGTGATGAAGTACACGTTGTCATTCTCGACGAGGATGGTAAAATTTCAGGAACACCGGGAACAGTACTAGAGAAGTATGAGTATCTTTCTCTAGCCACTGACGCAAAAACTTCTAATGGCTCAACAAACTTTATTCAGAACGTTTTGAATAACAAGTCTGAATATGTTTGGGCACCCAACTTGTCGGATGCTTTCCCAGGAATTACAAGTGCGGCATCGTTTAGAGGTTCTCAAGCGGCTCGTGTAGCGAACTATTCTCTTGATCGAGGTAGAGCGGCTAATCCGGGCATAAACGATTATCTGATTAGTTTTGGTGAATACAACGATCCTGATGTAATTCAAGTGGACTTCTTAGTTGCACCAGAAATTTCAGACAGTGCTGACTGTAGAACTATGGCCAACAGCTTGACTGCACAAGCGGTAGCACGTAAAGACTGCGTTGTTGTAACTTCACCTCCTGCAGAAATTGTGACAGGAAGAGGTTCGAATACCAGTACAATTGCTTCTGCTACAGCGGCATGGGCTAATACGCTGAACGCTTCTTCCTACTTGATCGTCGATGGCAACTACTTGAAAGTATACGATAAGTATAACGATGAGTATGTGAATATTCCTGCGGCTGCCGCAACAGCGGGTGTGATGGCGTCTACCGATCTGAATGCAGATCCGTGGTACTCTCCTGCAGGCTCTAGAAGAGGGCAGTACTTTGGAGTGACATCTCTGGTGTACAACCCTGCTAAGGCTCAAAGAGATACGCTGTATAAAGCCGGTGTTAACCCAATCGTTAACTTGCCAGGACAAGGAATTTTGTTGTACGGAGATAAGACTAAGTTAGGTCGTCCTTCTGCGTTTGATCGCATTAACGTTCGTCGCCTCTTCTTGGTGATCGAGCGAGCAATCAAAGGCGCCGCACAGAACGTTATGTTCGAATTCAATGATGAATTCACTCGTGCGGAATTCGTTAATATCATCGAGCCTTTCTTGAGAGAGATCAAGGGTCGAAGGGGTATCACTGACTTCAGAGTGGTGTGTGATGAAACAAACAACACTCCGAACATCATTGATAACAATCAATTTGTCGCATCGGTCTTCATTAAGCCTGCACGTTCTATCAACTACGTAACATTGAACTTCGTAGCAGTTAGAACTGGCGTAGACTTTGATGAAGTCGTTGGACTGGTTTAAGCGCAAGGAGAATAACTCATGGCGATTTTAGGAGTAGATGACTTTAAGTCGAAGCTGAGAGGTGGTGGCGCAAGACCTAATCTGTTCAAGGCGACACTTAACTTTCCAGTATACGCAGGGGGTGACGTAGAACTTACGTCATTCCTCTGTAAGACTGCGCAGTTGCCACAATCCTCAACTAACTCGTTTGCAGTACCGTTTCGCGGTCGCGAACTAAAAGTTGCGGGTGATCGTACATTCGAAGATTGGACAGTCACTATCATTAACGATACTGACTTTACCATTCGTGATTCGTTTGAGCGATGGATGAATGGCATCAACGCACACAGTGCTAACACAGGCTTGACAAACCCAGTTGATTATCAATCAGACTTGCTGGTTGATCAATTGGATCGTGACGAATCTGTGATCAAGCGTTATACGTTTAGAGGTGCATTCCCGACAGTTGTTGGACCAATCACCCTTGACTATGACCAGCGTGATCAGATCGAAACGTTTGATGTCACGTTCTCGTATCAGTATTGGGAAAGCAATACGACATCTTAATGGTGTACTAAATATAAGGGAGTCTTCGGGCTCCCTTATATAATTTTTTAGGAATACGTATGGCAGATAACGTAAACACATTGAAACTTTTTGGCTTCGAAATCAAGCGAGCCAAAAAAGATGACAAAGACAAAGAGAAATTACAGTCTGTTGTCCCACCAACTGACACTGACGGCGCGGGTTATGTAACTGCGACGGCGGGTCATTTTGGTCAGTACATTAATATGGATGGAGATGAGTCGAAAGACAACCATCATCTTATTTTGCGCTATCGTGGTGTAGCCATGCATCCTGAAGTAGATATGGCAATTGACGAAATTGTCAACGAAGGCATTTCTGCTTCTGAACTATCATCTTCTGTAGAAATTTCACTTGATGACATTGAAGCTGGTGAAAAGATCAAAGAGCAGATTCGTGAAGAGTTTGAAAACATTATCGGTATGCTCCGATTCAATGAGATCGGTCACGAAATCTTTAGGTCTTGGTACGTAGATGGTCGTATCTATCATCATCTTCTTATCAATGATGCACAACCAAAAGCAGGCATTCAAGAGATTCGAAACATTGACTCGACTCGCATTCGAAAGGTGCGCGAAGTCAAATACAAGAAAGATCCAACAACTGGCGTCAAGGTCGTAGACAAAGTTGATGAATACTATATCTACGAAGACAAGCCAGGCAACACGCAAACTGGTGTAAAACTGTCTAATGATTCGATCAGTTATGTCACTAGTGGTCTATTAGATGAGACAAAAAAGAAAGTTGTTTCGCATCTCCATAAAGCACTGAAGCCAATCAACCAGTTGCGCATGATGGAAGACTCGTTGGTCATCTATCGTCTCGCACGTGCACCCGAACGTCGAATTTTTTACATCGACGTAGGTTCTTTGCCTCGTGGTAAAGCAGAGCAGTACATGTCGGACATCATGTCCAAGTATCGCAACAAGCTGGTCTATGATGCAAACACTGGTCAGATCAAAGATGATCGCAAGCACATGTCAATGCTTGAAGACTTCTGGCTACCACGTCGAGAGAACGGACGTGGAACAGAGATCACAACACTGCCAGGCGGCGAGAATCTGGGACAGATAGATGACATCATCTATTTCCAGAAGCGACTGTATCGTTCTCTGAATGTCCCAGTGAATCGTTTAGAGCAAGAAGCACAATTCTCGCTTGGCAGATCGACTGAAATTTCTAGAGATGAGGTTAAGTTCCAAAAATTCATTGATCGGCTTCGTAGAAGATTCTCTTGGGTGTTCTTGGGTATTCTCAAGAAGCAACTCATACTTAAAGGTATTATCACCGAGCAAGACTGGGAAGAGTGGAAAGACAACATCTATGTTGACTTCGTAAAAGACAACCACTTTACCGAACTGAAAGAGATGGAGATTCTTCGCGAACGTATCGGTATCATGAACGAAATTACACAGTTCGTTGGTGAGTACTATTCGAAAGAATGGGTTATGCGTAACGTCTTGCGCATGTCCGATGATGATCTAGAAGCAATGAAAAAAGAGATCGATCAAGAAACTAAAGACGGTGAAATTGAAGATAAAGATGAAGAAGAGCAACAAGAGCCAGCGGCGCCTAAACCCGTACCTGTTCAAGTTGTTCCCGATGAACCAAAAGATGAGGAAAAATAATGTCTGACGAAGATGTAGTAATTGACGAATTGCAAGCAGAGCCTATTCAACCAAACTCTAAAGCAGTTGAAGATTTTCTAAAGGCGATTGAAGATCAAAACTTCACTCAAGCCGAGCGACAGTTTAATGATATGGTAGGTGATCGTTTGCAAGATACTTTGGATCAAGCCAAAGCAAGAATTGCGGCGTCTCTGGGTCAAGAAGAGCCAGAAGCTGAAGAAGATGATCTAGATGCTGTTGAGGACTCGCTTGACGATGACGAAGAAATTAGTCTTGATGATCTTGACTTAGACATCGATGATAATGAAGATGACGTGGATGAGGATGACGACGAAGACCTCGTTGCTCCTGTTTAAAAATCATTATTTTATAAATAAATAACACGAGACAAAATGTCAAAGGTAACTGATAAAGAAATTAAATTATTGGAAAAAGTTGCTAACGCCCATCTGTATGAAGTAATGGGCAACAAAGACAGGTATATAGACAAGCCTGATAATTTTAGCACAGTCCAATATATGAATGCAAGAGGACATGTTGATCAACTCAAATTAAAGGAGATGATCGTAAAATGTATCATAGATCATGTTGGAACGTCTGAAGCGTTTCTAAACATGGGAACAGCATGTGGTCATTTAGAGTATGCTAATCGATTGAACCACGGGCGATTGACAATCAGTTCATGCGAATGGGATTATCAATATGAGTGCTGTGAAAAGATACGTGACATGCTGGGCGTTCAGATCAGTTACAGATGTAATGACGTTTTAGGTGATGATTTTGAAATACGTGATTGTAAGACGTATTTCGATCACGTTATTTTAGATAGGTTTTTTCCTGTGTATCGAGCAGATACACACCACAGAACAGAAGAGGTATTGAAGAAATTTAAACCATACGCAAGGAGAGCAATTTTAATTGAGTCCGATGGCAACTGGTCAAAAGAACAATGGTCTTGGTTAGTCAAGACAGCCGAACGAAGAATTAAAATCTCAGGCGAATGGAATATGTTTCTGATAAAACTGGAAAACTTATGAAGACGTTTAAGAGCATCCGCGAAGCGAAGAAAAAAATGCCAGCAGGTGAACATGTCTTCGACAAGAAAGTGAATCGTCACTCAGTGATGATCCACAAAGACAACAAAGGGTTTACTGTCTATATTGACGGTGACAAACTAGACACCTATCGTTCTCAGAAAGAAGCTGAGAAGATGGGTGTAGCTTTCGCTAAGGAAATGTAAATGAAACTTATTACCGAATATCATGAAAACGACTTACAGTGCATCGTCGAAGCAAAGGATGGTGGTGAAAAGTCTTATATGATTGAAGGTATCTTTGCGCAAGCAGAACAAAAGAATCGTAACGGGCGTATCTATCCTAAAACAATTATGGAAAAGGCTGTAAATACGTACGTTGAACAACAGGTTAGCAAAAAGCGGGCTGTGGGTGAATTGAATCATCCCGAAGGTCCCACTGTTAACTTAGACAAAGTTTCTCACCTCATCACTGATCTTCGATTCGAAGGCAATGATGTAGTAGGAAAGGCACAAATATTGGATACTCCAATGGGCAAGATCGTTAAAGGCTTGCTTGATGGTGGCGTTCAACTAGGCGTGTCAACTCGTGGCATGGGTAGTCTTGAGCAAAGAAATGGCACAATGTATGTGCGAGAAGACTTTATTTTGAATACTGTCGATATCGTACAAGATCCTTCCGCGCCTGCGGCTTTCGTTAATGGTATTATGGAAGGCGTAGAGTGGGTATGGAATAACGGTGTTATTGAGGCTCAAGAAATTGAAAAAATGGAGACTGAAATTAAATCGGCTCCGACAAAGCATCTCTATGAGACGCAAGTTCGTGAGTACAAAAATTTCCTCTCGTTGCTCAAATCAAACTTTAAGGAGTAAAACATATGTCTGATCTAGACCAAAATGTTGAGCTTCCTATCGATGAGGACAACCAAATCGAGGAAGCAAGTGCTCAGAAGATGCCTGTTGGTACAGAGGCGGACTCTATTGCGTCTGTAGACAAGACTGACGCTCCTGTTAAGAAAGCTCCCGCTCGTAAAGGGGATCAGACTAAACAGGATCCGATGCCTAAGACCAAAGCAGGAATGCTAAACGCTATGTACAGCAAGATGTCTGGTATGAAAAAAGACCAACTGACTGCTATGTTCAGCAAGATGTCTGAAGAGTTCGAAGATGTAGAAGAAGGCGAAGCAGTTGAACTGCCCGAGTTCTCTTACAACGATGAACTGTCTGCTCTTGTAGAAAGCGAAGCTACTTTATCTGATGAGTTCAAAGCGAAAACTGCTGTGATCTTTGAAACTGCTATTCGTTCTAAGCTGTCCGAGGAAATCGAACGCCTAGAGGATGAATATCAAACTCGACTCGACGAAGAGCTGGACGCTACGCGCACAGACCTCGTAGAGAAAGTTGATAGCTACCTCAACTACGTAGTTGAGAACTGGATGCAGGAAAACAAACTCGCTGTTGAGACTGGCTTGCGCACTGAAATCGCTGAAGATTTCATGGGCAAACTGAAGGATCTGTTCCTTGAGTCTTACATCGAAGTTCCTGAGTCTAAAGTTGACCTAGTTGATGAACTTGCAGAGCAGGTTGAAGAGCTTGAAGAAAAGCTTAACAGCCAAACTGCAACTGTTCTTGAAATGTCTGAGAAGGTTGAGATTTATCAGCGTGAAGCGATTATTCGCGAAGCGTCTCGTGATCTCGCCGAAACTCAGGTAGAAAAACTCGCGTCTTTGGTGAGTTCTCTCGACTTCGAAGATGAAGAATCTTTCGCATCTAAAGTCAAGACTGTAAAAGAGTCTTACTTCAAGAAGGAAGTTGCTTCTACAGAAGAAGAGATCGTCGAAGACTGGGATACAAACAACACAGAGGTTTCTTCTGTGATGGACATGTATCTCAACGCCATCAAAAAATCTAATAAGTAAGGAGTACTAAGATGACTGTTCAAGTATCTTATGACAAACTCATCGAGAAGTGGAGCCCAGTTCTCGAGGAAACGTCTGCTGGTGAGATCAAAGATCATCACCGTAAAGCTGTAACTGCCGCTGTTCTTGAGAACCAAGAGCAAGCATTCCGGGAAGAAGCAGGCATGCTTGCTGAAGCCCCAACCAACACCAACTTCAGCGCAACTGGCGCTGCCGCTGGCGTAACTGGCGCAAACTGGAACCCTGTTCTGATTGCTCTCGTTCGACGTGCTATGCCTAACCTCATGGCTTACGATCTCGCAGGCGTTCAGCCTATGACTGGTCCTACTGGCTTGATCTTCGCAATGAAGGCTCGTCACAAGACTACTCGTGGTGGTGCAACTGCTGACACTGAAGCTTTGTTCCAAGAAGCGCACACTCCGTTCTCTGGCGACTCTTCTGTGTCGCAAGATTCGGCTAATGCCGCTGGTAACAAGGGTCCTTCTGGTCTGACTGGTGTTTCTGACACTGACAACGACTCTTCTATCGTTGACTCTGGTTCGTCTTACGTTCCTGGTGTTGGCGGTGGTATGTCTACGGCTGATGCTGAAGCCCTCGGTTCTACCGGTTCTGCATTCGCAGAGATGGGATTCACCATCGAAAAGAGCACGGTTACTGCGAAGTCTCGTGCACTGAAAGCAGAATACAGCCTCGAATTGGCTCAAGACTTGAAAGCGATTCACGGTCTTGACGCTGAGACAGAGCTGGCTAACATTCTGTCTACTGAGATCCTCGCTGAAATCAACCGTGAGATCATCCGTACTATCAACAGCCAAGCCAAGATTGGTTGCCGACAAGCTGGTCTCCAGACTGCTGGTATCTTCGATCTTAGCACTGACGCTGATGGTCGTTGGTCTGTTGAGAAGTTCAAGGGTCTGTTGGTTCAACTTGAGCGTGAAGCAAACGTAATCGCGAAAGAAACTCGTCGCGGTAAGGGTAACATCGTTGTATGTTCTTCTGACGTTGCTACTGCTCTCGTTGCGGCTGGTATGCTCGACTACGCTCCTGCACTCAGCACGAACCTGCAAGTCGATGACACTGGTAACACCTTCGCTGGTGTTCTGAACGGACGTACTCGCGTCTACATCGATCCGTATGCAACTTCTGACTACGTAACTGTAGGCTACAAGGGTACTAACCCTTATGACGCTGGTGTGTTCTACTGCCCATACGTGCCTCTCCAGATGGTACGTGCAGTTGGCGAGAATGACTTCCAGCCACGGATCGGCTTTAAGACTCGTTACGGCATGGCTTCTAACCCATTCGTGGGCGCGACTCCTGCTGACGGTCTTGCTACCGCTCGTACTAACCAGTACTACCGTATCTTCCGCGTGGACAACATCCTCGCCTAAGAGATACAATAAAAAGAATCTCTTTAGAGATCATTTTTGGGGGAGCCGCAAGGCTCCCTTTTTTTATAAATATTTTCAGTCCTATGCTTGATACTGCATATGTGCCTGGTGCAGGTACATATCCGCGGTCTCACATATAGGAGAAATGAAATGAGATATACTCTGCTAGTATTAGCATTTTTAAGTACTTTTGCTATGGCGCATACAATTACGTATGACAATGGAGATGTTTATACAGTGGCTGATGACGAATTCGTTTTTGTGGCAAAGCAAAGCGAATTGTGGACTCGCCAAGTTTATAACAATGGCAACACGAATCAGTTTAAGAAAATTGTCCCATGGACGAAGGTAGACTATACGCCGCCTGATAATGGGACAAACACTGGCATGGTGTTTGGTTCGCACGAGTGGTGTGCGGCCTATGTGCCTTGGTCAGAAGGATACACTTTTGCAATGCAAGCATGGCAACGTTATTGTGATAGCAATAACGATGGAGTCTATGACGAAGACGATGAACGCTGGGAAGGATAAAGAAAAGGGGCTTGCGCCCCTTTTTTAATAGTAGCAAACTGGATTTTCAAAGTAATACACAAGAGGGTCAGGACTAGGTGCTGGCGAAAAAGCGACGATGTAATCGTCTTCAGCCAGTTGACTCATTCTATATCTGACTCTGTTTAGATGTTTCACAGCCTGTGTTTCTGGTGGTTGTGTTTCAATAGGCTGTAGGCAGAAACAGCCACCTTTTGTGCCAAGTCTTACTGTTTTACTGTTTTCAGGTATTTCAAAATATGCATCATAGTCTGAAAATCTACCAGTAGGCAGATCAGAGTATGACATAACGGTGCCGTAGCCAGCCCAGATCGAATTATCTTCTTTCTCTACTGGTGCTCGATATTCTGGTAGCAGATAGCCAAACGAATATTCAAAAATGTTTACTGTGCCTTGATGATCACCAAAGTGATGATCGAGTCCTAAAATGTGACCGACTTCGTGCACGAATGTTTCATGCGCTCGCTCATAGTATCGTGTTGCGGCATAATCCTGAAAGACTGTGTTCTGAAAACATTGTGTGATTCCTCGTGTTTTTTGGACTCCTCGTGTTCCATCTACTTGAGCAACGCCACACGCAATAGGATCTTCCTCTTTCTTTTTAAACAGAAATGCAATGTCAGCCTCTGCGTTTCGTTGCCACTTTTCGACATCACTAAATTCGTAACGATCACCAAAGAATGCTGTGTACTGTCGCCTTAGATCACCTGCACCAACTTCTACCATTTTTAAATCGACCAGTCGAAGAACAATATAAACACCGGAATCAGCAAAGACTTTGTTCGCAAAATCCAATTCACGGCGAATGTATTCTTCATGTGTCAAGCCTTCCATGTCTTCCTCGGTGAGTTTGCTATCAACAACTGCGAGTAAATCGATTACTGCAAGTTGCTCATTAT